CCCTTATGGGCGTAATAGTGCTGAAACCAGGTATTCCCGAATTTCTCAACAAACAGATATCCATAGCCGTACAGCTTACTGCCATCCGGCCAGGTCGGAAAATCAGCGACCGTATCAGGATTCGACACCGCCACCCGCCACCATCCTGGAGTATTAGCTGATGCCATCGTGCCGTTATCGGTAATTTCTCCAACAGTATCGGCGGAAATAGCCTTCACATCAGCAGCCCACAGGGTGATATCACCGGACAGCGGTTTGTTGTTAACCCTGCGCGTCGCCGGGACGGCATTTTTTGCCAGATTTATCGTTTCTTCTAAACCAACGTTCTGGAGAAACAGCGGCTTATTCGGGATGTCCGCGCCATTCTGATTTTTTTCAAGACGGGTTTTAACCTGTTCGTCGATCAGCCTGCCAATGGCGGCGTGAAGCTGCGTATGTTCGCCTTTACTGAGTGGTATGCCGGCGGCTTCAATAACCGTACAGACCTCTTCCTGGACTGCATCCCACATATCACTGTTGAGATCCGTGGCGCGGCGGCCCGTGGCGGGATCACCATTCGTAAATCCGTTTTTCCCTGACCAAATTTATCTTTTTGCGCGGTGGGCGTATCAATTCTGTGCATTCTCTTTCCTTCCGGATAAGCAAAAACGACAACCGTATGCGATGGACAAAGTTTATCAATCACACATTCAGCAACAGTATCGCCCCACGTTCTGATCGCAGAATCGCAGGTGCTTGTACAGGTCTGCCAGCTGATGTTCGCATCAGCCGGAATATTCACACGCCAGTAGTAACGCCAGGATTCCTCCCATTCAGGATCGGGTGTGCTGTCGAGATTCTGAAACTGCTCAATGGTGGCATCGGTATACCCCAGGGCATCAAGCTGTTCCCGATAAAACCTCTCGTTTATACCACCGGCAACATTCGCCTTTGCATCCAGCCGTTGCTGGCGCTGCTGTAATGTCTGCACACCTTCCGGTGCACAGGAGTCAGGCAGTCCATACAGATGTTCATAACGGTCTATCAGTTCTGTGGTTCTGGCCGGGTCAATTTCAGCCATCAGTTCACCCGCTCTCTGATGTACCCGGTTCAGCGACGGCGCCAGCCCTTCAATCAGTGAATTTTCTCCGTCCCAGGCAGGTCCTTCCGGCAGAAGGTGATAAAGTAACTGCGTATATTCGTCCTGCAACGCCATAGTTATCCGTTCTCCCCGGTATAGGTGGCCCAGGTTATATTCCCCAGGACAGGCAGTTCAGTTTTTCCCAGTACCACATCTGCCGCCGGCACACGCAGCTGATGTGCCACTTCCCCGGTCGCCAGACTTATCGCCTCGCTGATTCGCGAAACATAAATTTTTCCGGACGGCACGCCATCACGCAGCATCAGCGCATTTAGCTCCGCAATAATGGCAGTACGAATTTCCGGGGTATCTTTGGCCAGTGCGACTGTTACCGGAATGCTTTTTTCAGTGGCAGCGAAGACAAAGAGTCCGCCGCCAGCGACAGGTGCCAGCGGCAAAATATGGTCACGTACAGCTTTGACGAGATCGTCTCCAGGCGCCGGATTAACCGGGTTACTGGTAGCCACCATCACACCAACAGTGCCGGTACCCTTATAATGACGGAATGTCCACGCACGGGTTATACCCGCAATTTCCTTTGCCCAGATGACGTAATCAGGATCAGCTCCCCCCTGTGGTATCCAGTAATAGCGCTCCATGACGCGCGCGCGCCACGTTTCAAGCTCCTCTGTATCATCTCCCCCGGTCAGAGTGTCAGCGTAACCTGTAGAAGGAATACCAGTAATCGGCGTGCCAAGACGTAACGCTGTACCATCGTCAGTATTACCGGCAGTTCCCGCCACATCAGCAATAACCGGCACACGTAACAGGCCGCCGGAAGCTTTCACCGTCTGCAGGGTCGTGAATGTAACCTGATCATCACGCTGGATCTGCGTACCTGCGGGCAGAGTTGGCGTCCCGCTTATTCCATCCCAGCGCACATAGCCCGCCGCGGCCACGGCATCCTTTCGGGGGCAACGCTTAATCCTGGCGTGACGGTAAAGCCAGTCCTCATCACACATATCAGGCAGCATATTCCGGGCCAGATAATCGATATAGCCGTAGAGGGTATGAACGGCAGCGGCCTGCACACGCGCGTACACTTCTGCATCCATCCTGCGTAAGAGCACATCCTCCTGGAAGCGTGTCAGCAAATCGCTGCGGATGGTGGCTATCAGTTGCGGGAGTTCAGGCCGTGCAAATTGACTGTCAGCCATCGAGTTCACTCCAGATGTCATCAAAGGTAATGTTGTGAATGGTGCCGTCACGCTGGTAGATGGTTATTCCGGCCGCCAGCATATCGATCCCGGTACGTTCTGCGGTTACGTCAACCCGTGCCGCCACGCCATCGGCTGTCATCCACGCCAGCGCCTGCTGCATGTATTCGCGGGCGTCCTGTGGCGTTTTATTGGTGAGTTTACGGCGTTTCAGCAGGTAGAGGCGGGAACCGATGCGGTCATTCTGAACAGCAGGCCAGGTCGTCCCCCCACCAGCCGTATGGCTGCGGGGTCCTGTCATCCCGCTCCGCCCGGCGCCAGGTAAAAAGAGAAATCACCACTGCCCGCGTCAGAAGGTCGAGCGAAGCCGTGGCATCCTTACGGATTCCATTAACATAAAGGATCATGGTGTCAGCTCATGGACTGGCCAGGCTTATCGGTTATACCGCCGCCATCGCCATTTTCTTTGTGGGTATGACCGTTATAGGTCGTGCGCATTTCAGCCATCGTTTTTCCACTGCTGTCACAGTTGTCCCTGATATCGCCAGTGGATTCGATCGGCATTTCAAAACGGGCTTTAGTGGCATTCGTGAAAATAACCGGCTTTCCGCCGCCATTTACCACTATTCCGGCGCGGGTTAATGTGACCGACTGCCCCTGATCGTCATATAACGCGACTTCCCCGCGCGCCAGCCCTTTCAGTCTGAAGCGGCGGTCAGCCACAACCACAGCCACTCCGTGCGAACGATCACCGGCGGGAAACAATACCACCGCTTCTGCGCCATTCTGTGCTGCAGAGGTGAAACCGTAAGGTTCAAGATGCTCCACATTTTCCTTTTTTTCACCGGCAATAAGTTTCAGTCCGGCAGTCTGGCATTTTCTGACGGTATCAATCGCGGTAATGACTGCGCGCGTTATCATGTTCTGAAGAGGATGGTTAGCCATCAGAAATCCGCCTCCTCACTGACTTTTTTCTTCGCTTTCGGCCTGAATGGTTCAGGAAGATAAGCATCCGCAGGCCCCACCCGGATTTCGGTCAGGGTGCCGTTATTGTCCTGGCTGTACGTCACTTCGGCGATCACCAGCGTTTCATTGTCAAAACCGTTCAGCGGGTCATACACCACCACGGCCTGATTCGGTTTCCACAATTCTCCATTCCCCTGTCTCCACCCCTGTACGGTATAGGTGGTTTCCAGCGTTTTCGCCGCACGCTGACGGGCTTCAAATTCACAGCGTGATTTGCAGCTGTCAGTTGTGGCAGTTCCTGACTGCTGAATGGTGTGGGGACGATACCGCGTGACGCCTGCATCACCAGTACTCTGCCGGATAGCAGCAATGGTTGCCTCGCCGAAATCGTCATCAGTACCAGGACGCTGCCCCGTAACCAGATAACTGGAGAAACGCTCACGAACACTACGCTCGGTATCACAGGAAAGAATATTTTCGCCAAGTACCAGTGCCGTGGCTGCTTTCATACTGCCCGGCCTGCCGAGAACCAGCCGTCCCCGTTCGTCGTCATATGCCAGCGCCTGAGCCTGTCCAAGCAGCCTGTTCAGACAGTCCACAACCGTTTCACCATGTTCCGGCTGAGCCTCAATAACGGCGGCTGCCGGCGCGCCTGCATCAACAACGTCCACACCGAATGGCCGGGCCAGTGCGCTGGCGATCAGGAATAAATTTTTCCCGTTATGCTGTGCAGGCGATGCAGAACAGTCGATAAGATCTGCCGTTTTGCTGCGCCCGACAATGCCCGTCATAATGGTCTGCGCATCATAACGTAGCGGCAACGCCTCAACCCAGCCGGTAATGACTAAATCATCGCCAATAAGTACCTCAACAGAGTCACCATTTTTTACTGGCGGTACGTCTTCTCCACCAGGCCACTGCCGGGTGATCGAGACATTAAAGTCCCGGGCAATACGATCAATGCCTGCACTGATCCGTACTGACGTCCATCCTCCCCAGTCACGCCCGTTGACGCGTAAAAAAACCGTATTATTCATCGTACCGGAACCCTCAGCGGCTCTACCGGGACAAATCCCGGATGGAGAACGGGATTACGCGTGAGGATGTCAGATTCCCGCCCGGCGTCGTCATACCAGGCTGCAGCCAGTACCAGTGCAGGCAGAACATCATCAGGCGTTCGCAATGCAGTACGCTCAACCTGTGCCAGTCGTGCAGAAATATCGCGATTGAGATCCGTCCGCATAACGGAAATTTGCTGGAAAAGTACATCATCCCGGATACGCAACTGCTCCTGGTCAATCGCAGCATTGAGCGCGGTCCGGATAGCTTTCAGATCTTCATAATTCGGTGGAAAGCTGCCATTACTGACTGTCTGTACACCATCCAGAGCCGGGTGCATGACAGTGATAATGTCTGAGTCACGGCCTGTTCCTGCAGGCTGATTTACGCCCCGGACACCAGGTACATCACGCGGCTGCTTCAGTGTTGTCACGGCGTGGACGGCTGTGCTGATGGCTGTTGTCCTGATGGCGGCTGCGATCATATTGCGTTGCATTTTCTGTTTCGCAGCAGATCCGGAGTCAGTGGGCCAGGTGCCACGGGGGGAAAGACCGGGATCAAGGGTGATACCTGACATCGTTTTTATCATCGTGACCAGATCCGATGTACTGCCTCTGAGCCTGTCACCTGAGCGCCAGGCTTTTTGCAGTGCGTTAACGAAATCACTTGCGGCGCTCGGTGGCATCAGAATGACAGACAAATCCCCCTGTAACAGCCGCATTGCGGCAGACACGCCGGAGTCAACCATCCTGAAAGCATCGGCAACATCGCCCAGCATGGCGGCAGCATCGGCAATGACATCGTTCTGGATAAAATCAGAAATACCTGACAACGAGAATGTGGAAAACATACTGTCAATCGCATCGTCGAAAAGCCCGCCTGACGTTTCCAGGCGCTTCGCCGTTGCCATTCCTGCCACCGGAAAAGAAAGTTCACCACTTTCCACAAACTGAAAGGAGACACGACACATGCGCCCTTCTGTACTGCTGTGAGTGATCCTGACCTGTCCGTCAATGCTGCCCTGCATTTCGCCATACTGCGGATGGACCAGCGTACCAGGGCCTGCGGTTTCAATGGCACTAATAAGACGATCCCGCCTGTCTGCGTAATCATCACCGACAAGATAAGCATTTATCGTCAGGCGGCGCGTGGCGCGGCCTAAATCCTCCGTCCAGGGCTTATCCCTGTTCGGATATTCATGTACCTGTACGCGGCGTCCAAACGTACTTTCATCATCTTCAACGGAGAAAGGTACTCCACGAAATGATGCATCACGCAGGCGCCCGCGCCAGCCTGTTGAGGAGAAAAAAGCCATAGTTACCCCAAAAGAAAACCCGCATTAAGCGGGCTTCTATGTCGTCGATAAAGTGATTATTACGGTTTTATCACTTTACATTTGACTTCCGTAACACCGGACGTGCCGTTTTTATTTATTCCTGCTTTCACTTCACCATTTTTCATAACCTTCACGAAAAATTGTCCACCGCGAATTATAAAACCAAAATCCCAACCACTTATGATATCTGACATGATGTCGTTGTTTGGATAGATTGGAATAATACTTTTCATTTCTGCAGGAGTATCGTCTGTGTTTTTGAATACAAACACCCCCTTGCTCATCCCATAAGTATAATCGGCATGAGTAACCAAAACACGCCCGCTTGCTGATTGAGCAGGACAAGTAATATCCAGAGATGTAGAGACCTCTCCTGTTGAGTTTATTGCTGCTTCAATTTCATTGACGAAATCAGTTGTAGGTGTTTTTTTTGCGAATACAGGGAAAGACAAAACCATCACACAAGCAGCAACCAATATTTATTC